ATATCTCACCTAGCGTATCTTCAAATATTTCACTATCAGCTACTTTCGGTGGATGGCAGAATCCTAATATTTGGGGTACAAGTTCAGGTGTTGCACCGGATCAAGATGAATACGGTTCATCTAATTACTAAGATTAAGAATACATTAGAGTCTGTTGTTTTACTTGACAACAGACTCTAATAATGTATAATAAAAGAAGAGAAACCTCACCATAAATTCACACAGGAGAAAAATAAATGAGTATTCGTACACGTTTCGAAATTGAAACATTCGTATTGGGATCACACCCAACACTAGAAAGAAAAGCACACGCTATTAAAGTTGAGTATGAAGCTGCAAAGGCTTCTGGACATCCAGACTTGCCTGTTCTAGAAGCAGTATACAACAACTTTGCACTAACCAATGATATTGATGCATTGATTGCCAACATTGAAACTACAGAAGAGACTTATTGGGTAGAACGTTTAGCACGTTTGGCCGCAATTGATATCTTAACTATTGGTAAAGTACAACCAGAGACAATGCACCACATGGCATCACTAAGTGATGACGCATTCGCGGCAAGTGTAAAGAGTGCTACTGTACTAGCTAAAACACTTAATGAATCAGTACGTGATATTGAAATTGAATTAGGTACTGACCTAGTCCAAGACTAAATGGTAAGTATACCCAAGTTCCATTATTCGGTGGATACTAACGCCAAGGTTGCAATTTGCGTTCCTGTGCGTGATACAGTAACAGCGGTGTTTACACAAAGCCTTGCTATGCTTACTAAAAAGTGTGGTGAGACCAAACAAAAGATGTCACTACACATGGTAATGGGTAGTGAAGTTGCAATGCAACGACAACAATTGTTAGATGAAGCAATGGAAACTGATTGTACTCATATACTATGGTTAGATAGTGATATGTCATTTCCAACAAATACACTACAAGCATTGTTATCACATGATAAAGATATTATTGCTTGTAATTATTGTACAAGAGTAGCACCACACCGTCCGGTAGCCTTTAAAAGCGAACATGACTTGGACGCAAGAGTTGAAGGCGGTACAGGTCTACAAAAGATATTTGCAGTAGGCATGGGCTGTATGTTAGTAAAACGACAAGTATATGAAGCAGTGGCTAGGCCACATTTTAGTGTTACTTGGAATGATGATTATACTAACTTGGTTGGTGAAGATATATACCATTGTAATAAGGCAAAAGAAGCTGGGTTTGATATCTGGTTAGAGAATGATTTAAGTGAGAATATAGCCCATATTGGAACAAGGGCTTTTACTATTAAGGGTGATTGTTAATGTTAGAATTTAAAAATGTAAAATCAGACTTGTTTGATTTTAAAGGACAGTCAGTTATTACTCCATGGGATAGACTAAAGAAGTTTATATTCCAAAGTTATCCAGTAATTGAGATTACTGAAGATCTAGCGACACTAGATGAACAACTTGATGTAGCACTAGCATATCAAGGTGAGAGTGATATGGTATGGCTAAAGAATAAAAGTACTGTGGTCAGAGAAGATTTTCCTTGGCACTATAAACCTAGTGATGTGGGAAGACAGTTTGTACATGAATTTCCAAGAGTAGGTAAACGTAGTAAGAGAGCAGTTAAATGGGGAGAACTAAGATTAGTCCCAACTACTGGCTTTGCTCACGGTAGTTTTAAAAACAGAATTAATGCAACTTACCACGATGCAGATTTTGAGATATTCATGATCAGCTTCCATGAAGCAGAAGCAGACAGTAACTTTGCAAAACTAAAAGCACAATACCCTGATGCAAAACATGTTAAAAATATCGAAGGTATTGGTAATGCACACAGACAAGTTGGTGAACTATCAACTACAGAAATGGTTTATATTGTTGATGCAGATGCAGAACTACTTGAAAAGTTTAACTTTGATTTTATTCCTCCAATGGCAAAACGCCATAATACAACATATGTATGGAGTGCAAGAAATCCTATTAACGGACTAGAGTATGGATACGGTGGAGTTAAACTATTCCCTCGTACACAGTTATTGGAATTAGGACATGAACTACCTGACTATACAACAGGTGTTGCATTCTATCAGCCAATTGGAGATGTATCAAACGTAACAAACTTTAATAAGGATCCATATAGAACTTGGCGTAGTGCATTCCGTGAGTGTGTTAAACTAGCATCACAAATTAATCCAAATGCTCCTAAACAAGAAACAGTTGACAGATTAGAAACATGGACCACAGTTGACAACGGAGGACGTTTCGGACGTTATTGTATTAAGGGTGCGTTGGAAGGCAAAGCCTATGGAGAAGCAAACAAGGATAACGTAGAAGAACTAAACAAGATCAATGATTTTGATTGGCTACGTGAACAGTTTGTTGCTAGTATGAAGAAACGTATTACTGCGGATTAATCTACTAAAGTATCTAACCAATTAGAACCATCTACTGAGCTAGTCTCGTGGATGGTTTTTATTTTCTTGATTATATCTTTATTATATAATTGTGCTTTGGCACCGTTATGTAATGGACGTGGCCAGTTACCCATCTTTACCCAGCAGAATCCATTGCTTTCATCATTTAGTTGTGGTACAAATTCATCATAGACTGTTACAACAAAAGTATTGTACACAAAGTTTTTATCTGGACTGGTAAATTTGTTTAGTGGATATACTTTTTGTATATCAGGTAACAACCCAATCTCTTCTTCTAATTCTCGTAATAGTGTTTGTAATGGCCGTTCATTTTTTTCAGCCTTACCTCCAAAGAATCCCCAGGTGCGTGGATGACTGGTATCACCACTTCTTTGTTGTAGCATAATTCTACCTGTATCTATTGCAAGTACTAGACAACCACTAGCGTTCATTATCTAATTCCTTTTCAATAGTTTTAAAAACGTTTGGATAGTCTACTAGTTCCTTTGTTATCATATCGTGAAATTCATCTATTCTGTATAACTTGTTGTAACTATGCAACACCTTAAATATTCTATAATAGAAAGAAGGATCGAACTTATCTGTTTCAAAGTACAAATGTTCGTCTCCGTCCCTACACCAAAACAAATTGCGTATGTGATGAAATGCTAAACTCCATGCTATTCTAGGCATTGTGGGTTCTTTCTCTACATACATATCCACAAACTCTACTTCAATTGGTAAATCAGTAATAGTTTTTTTCCATTGATTAAAACTTTCAATAGCATCTATTGATGCATAGTTTGGGTTTAGGTATTCTTTTCTTGATCTGTACACTAATACATGTTTTATATTTGGATGGTCCTTGTGTAGCTCTTCAATAAATCCACGTGAAAGCATTTGGATGTTTAGGAATGATGCTTCAAAGCATACGCTATCAGCTAGTCTAAGTCGTGAATTCACAACTCTAACAGTTTCTAGAGCACTACCTTTTTTATTATTTAAGAATTCATGAATACATTCATGACCGTCATACCGTATCATACTAGATATAGATCCGCCAAAATCCTGCTTTGTACATACCTTCATGGCTGTTAAACCAATCAGTACCATTCCATTCCAATTGATCAGTGGATGAAATATTAGTTACATATTTCTGATCACTTATATTACTGCTATCAAAACTTACAACCCATGCAGTACCGTTATATTCAATAATATCATCAACACCTGCAACTGCATTAGTCCAGTTATTTGATATAGGTAAGTCTTCAGTCAGTAAGTATCTTTGCCCTATTGCGGCCGCTGTTACAGTACCATCACCTGGATAATTTGCTTGTGGATTAATAACGGCATCGATTGCTGATAAACTATTTGTTGGTAGTGTACTAGCATCTACAGTAACAACTAGAGCATTTTTATCATTTGGATCAAACTCAAGTCTACCAATAATATCGTTATCACTATCACCAGGATTGTTTGACTTGCGTAGTCTAAGTTGGCTTATACCTTCTCTTAGGTCACCAAATGGTTTAAGTTCTTTTGCCCACTCTAATAAATTACCACTGTCATCTAACTGTGTACCTTGTTCGTTATATAAGTATGCCTTACCATTCTCATACTTTAGTTTTCTATTGTCAAGAGTAATTACTGTATACTGTAATGTAGTTTTATCAAAACTTTCATTTGCAATAAACTTATCCAAATCTTCATCATCTAAACTGTACAGTTCATTAATAATATTGTATATAAGTTTTTGTTGTTTAACTTTAGCAGGTGGATTAATGAATATAGGCATACTAAATGTTAGGGTAGAAACATCAACAATGTCATCTATACTTGAACCAACACTACGACTACTCCATATACTGTTTGTCATTTCAACATAACTTAATGCTGACCAATCAAAAGGATTGTTGCTTGTTCTAATATTAAGAGTAGGATTAAACAACACCATAATCTGTTCCAATAACTGTAATTTCTGATCTGTATTTGAAGTCCATATATCACAATTCATAATTAAGTTATACGGAACTGGAGCATGTCTTTCGATAGTATATCTATTACCTACCTCATTTAGATATTTGCCAGTGGCGTCATCCACCTTCTTTTCATACACTTGTACTTTTTCTTCATACTCTTGATAAGTTCTACGATCAGCGGCTAAGTTAAGTTCGGTAACATAACAACTGATAAACGGAACAGTATTAACAATGTTCTCTGAATTCTCACGAGTAATGTGTGCGGCCATACGGTTGATATCACCATAGCGTACAGGTGTTAGTTGATATATAGGTAACTTGTCATCATTAATACCCATTTGTACATTAAAGCCACTGAACAATCGTATGAACTGTTGAATGTATCTTCTTATCTGTTTATCGTAAAAGTATTGTTGTGCCATTATTCAAAATCACTCTTTGGTTTAATAACGTTGCTGAGTGGTTGTCTTTCATTAAATTCTTTATTATCAACAACTGTTGTTGAATTATTGTTAATGTAAGAATTTGCATTGTAAGTCTTATCACTCCATGTGACATCAGTTACGTTATCATATAGTCTATTCCATCTGCTACCACGATAAACAAATAGTCTATTTGGTTTAAAGTCATTACGGACAAAGTAATCACCATCATTAGGTGCTGTTGGAAACTGATCACCTGTTGATAGTGTATCTCCATGATCATATACTTCCGAAGTATCCGGCTGGCCAAACAAGTGTTCAGTTAATGGTAAGCCCAATGGATCGGCCTCTTCAGCACTCTTTACAATAGCATTACTAATATTAAGTTCTGTTTTATAAGCACTAATATCGTTCTTAAGACTTCCTGGATCATTAGCAGTACCAAGTATATCTGCGTATTCTTGTGTATCTGTTAGTGGTGCCACTTTAACACGCCAAATATGACTGTACCAAGTCTGACTAAAACCTTCACTTCCACGGTTAGCATCTTGTACTACATAAAATTTATTAATAGCATCTCTGTCATGATCCAACAAGAGATCATCTCTTAAATGAGGCAACTCCAAAACATCGCCAGGCATAAGTTTACGGCCTAGTTTCTCAACCATATCATTTGTATGAAATGTAATAAACAGAGTATCGTTGGTTAAAAACAATCCAAACTGACTTAGATCAAAATCATTATCACTAACATTATACACACCACGTAATTCATATACATCTGGATCATACTTACGATCTCTGTTTTCCATGAATAACAAGTCTTGTATCTTAGTTTCGTTAATAAAACCTTCTGGATTTATCTCATCACCAGTAATTAAATCCTTTTCTAAACCACTACCATAGTTAGGTTCACTAGGATCGTCTGCATCTAATTGTTGTTTAGGTCCCAGATATTTGTGTACATGTACACCAGTTCCACCAATGTCAAACTGTTCACGGACATTCCAGTCCATGAATTTGTAATCGTTACCCTTATAATTTCTGTATAAACTTAATCGTGGCATATCATTCCTCTTATAATGTATTTATACAGAAAATAATAGGTTGACAATGTCGTAAAAGATGCTATACTGAATAAGTATTAATTATTAGGAGTTATCAGAATGGCTAAAATTGCAGTACCAAAGAAGTCTCGTAAACAAAAGAACCGTGCGGCCGCAAGGCGTAAAACAGGCGTCATTACTATTGATTGGTCTGGTGCATTGGAAATGTCGGGTCAAGACTTTGGCAAAAAGCGAAGACTAGCAACTGATGAACTGTATCAAACAGTTAAGCATGCCGAGATAATTCCATTCCTTTATACATGGATGAAGAAAGCTGAATATAGTGCTGAAGATATTAAGGCTGTTAAGGCGGCTCCACATGTGCCAATCAATGCGGCCATTAATGCTAAGTTACTATTAGATGGTATGCCAGACTTACATCAACA